ATCTACTCGCCGGCAACCAGTTCGACCACGTCTACCACGAGCACCGCTACTACTTCACCGTCGACTCACTAGCACGGGTTGCGGCACGGCACGGGCTCACTGTTCGGTCGGTGATCCAGACCCCGGCGCAGGGCGGGTCGATCCGGGTGATGTTCGGCCTTGGCGAGTCCGTCGAGTTGTCTGAGCCGGCGTGGCTACGACAGCCGTCCACGTTCATGAGCCTGCAAGGCCGGGTCGAGCACATCCGCACCCGGCTGCTGGACCTACTCGACGAGCAGATCGCCATCGGCCGCAAGGTTGCCGGGTATGCGGCGTCGGCGAAGTCGGCGACATTGCTGAACTTCTGCGGCATCGGCCCTGACCGGCTTGACCACATCGTCGACACCACGCCGCACAAGATCGGGCGCTACACACCGGGCTCGAAGATCCCCGTCTGCGGCCCCGGGGAGCGCCCTGAGCCCGACGTGTACCTGCTGCTGGCCTGGAACTACCTATCCGGCGTGCTGCGCCGCGAACGGGAGTTCATCGACGGTGGCGGCCGGTTCCTGGTTCCGATTCCGTACCCGGTGCTGCTGTGAGGGCGCTCATCACCGGAGTTACCGGACAGTCAGGCTCGTATCTGGCCGAACAGCTCCGCAACGACGGTCACGAGGTGTGGGCGTTGCTGCACGGCCAGCACCACCCGAAGAAGGCTTGGATCGAGTCGCTGGTCCCCACCATCCGCTGGGTCCCCGGCGACATGCTCGACCCGTCGTCGCTGCACCGGGCGCTGGAGACGGCCCGCCCGGACATCGTCTACAACCTGGCCGCGATCACGTTCGTCGGCATGAGCTGGGACCAGCCGACCCTGGTCAGCGAGGTCACCGGCCTGGGTGCGCTGCGGATGCTCGAGGCGATCCGTCAGGTCGACCCGCAGATCCGGTTCGTGCAGGCATCCTCGTCGGAGATGTTCGGGTCCAACCCGCCACCGCAGGCCGAGGCCACGAAGTTCCACCCGCGTTCGCCCTACGGCGTGGCGAAACTGTTCGCACACTTCACCGCCGTCAACTACCGGGAGTCTCACGGGATCTTCGCCGCGACGGCGATCATGTTCAACCACGAGAGCCCCCGGCGCGGCCCGGAGTTCGTTTCGCGGAAGGTGGCCATCGCGGCGGCACGAATCTCCCGTGGCCTGGACCGGACCGTGCGGCTGGGAAACATCAACTCATACCGCGACTGGGGTTACGCCCCGGATTACATGAACGCCGTGCAGATGATCGGCAACCATGCCGAGCCGGACGACTTCGTGGTCGCCACCGGCGACTCCCGCCGGGTCAAGGAGTTGTGCGAGGTCGCGTTCTGCGAGGTTGGCCTGGACTACCGCGACCACGTGGTGATCGACCCGCAGTTCTACCGCCCGGCGGATGTGGAGTTCCTGCGCGGCGACGCGTCGAAGATCCGTGACGTGCTGGGCTGGCGGCCGACGGTGCCGTTCGAGGAGATGATCGCCCGAATGGTCAAGCACGAACTGGCGCAACTGTGAGCGAGCTCGTCTCGATCGTCACCCCCACCATGCCGGGCCGCGAGTCTCTGCTGCTGGACCGGTGCATCCCGTCGGTGCGGGCGCAGACGTGGCTGCATGTCGAGCACGTGATTGTTTCGGACCGCAACCCCGGCTTGGCCGAGAAGATGGCCGATCACCCGGATATCCGGTTCGTGCAGATCAACGAGTCGTGGCGGGACGGGCACGCCGACCACTGCCCTGGCGCGCTGCCCTGGCGGGTCGGCTCCCTGCTGGCGCTCGGCGAGTATGTCGGGTTCGTCGGCGACGACGACGAGCTGTTGCCCGACCACATTGCCCGGCACGTGGCCGCGATGACCGAGCACGACCTGCACTTCACCATCTCGCCGGTCCGGTTCGTGGTGCATGGCGAGGACCGGTTCATCGTCGGCGACGACACGCTCGCGGTCGGGCACGTCGACTCCGACGGGATCATGTGCCGCGCCGAGGCGCTGCAAACCGCCACCTGGCAGCTCGGGGTGGACGCGCCGGACGCTCGGCTGCCGCACGACTGGGCCGCCGCGGGCCTGCGCTGGATGTTCATCGGCGGCGAACCGACAGCGATCCACCACGACGGGTGGGCCGCACGATGACAGGGGGAAGCGTGACGAACGTCCTTATTACCGGCGCCGCCGGTTTCGCCGGCCACCACCTGGTGGAGCATCTCCTGGAGACCACCGACTGGGATCTGGTGGTCCTGGACTCGCTTACGTACGCGGGCCGCGTCGACCGGCTCACCGACTGCGCCGGGTACGACCCGGCCCGGGTGCGGCTGTTGTGGCACGACCTACGAGCCCCGATCCACCCCCACCTGGACGAGCAGATCGGCGACGTCGACGCCGTGCTGCACCTGGCCGCCGAATCCCACGTCGACCGGTCCATCGCGGACCCGGCGCCGTTCGTGCGAAACAACGTCGACGCGACGCTGAATCTGCTCGAATGGGCACGCACCCGGACCCTGGGCCACTTCGTGCAGGTGTCCACCGACGAGGTGTACGGCCCGGCACGTGAAGGTCAGCGTCATGTCGAGTGGGATCCGCACCTGCCGTCGAACCCGTACGCGGCGTCGAAGTCGGCGCAGGAGGCCCTGGCGATCGCCTGGTGGCGTACCTACGGCGTGCCGGTGGTCATCTCCAACACGATGAACATGTACGGGGAGCGCCAGCACCCCGAGAAGTTTGTCCCCAAGGTCCTACGCGCCGCGCTGAGTGGCGAACAGATGAGTCTGCACGCCCGGTCAACCCCCGACGGTTGGGAGCCCTCAGCGAGGCACTGGCTGCACGCCCGCAACCACGCCGACGCGCTGCGCTGGATGGTCGCCGAGACCACACCGGCCGCATACCCCGACGCCGACCGGCCCGACCGGTGGCATGTGGCTGGCGAGGAGTTGGACGTGCTGCAGATGGCCGAGCGCATCGCCGCTGCCGCTGGCCGGCCGCTGCGGCACGAGTTCGTGGACTACCACGCGTCACGGCCCGGTCACGATCACCGGTACGCGCTGGACCCGTCGAAGATCCACGCCGCCGGGTGGAAGCCGCCGGTCGGCGTGGACGAATCGCTGGAGCGGACGGTCCGGTGGGCGATGGCCCATCCGGAGTGGCTGCGTGACTGAGGAGGGGTGGACGTAGATGCCGAACCTGTACGCCACCGCCGAAGAGCTCAAGGCCCGCTTCGGCATCGGCGATAACTTCGAGGACACCTTGGTCGAGTCGGCGCTGGACTCGGCGTCGCGGGCCATCGACCAGCACTGCCAACGCATCTTCTACACGACGGCATCCACTACGGCAACGTTCGCCGCCACCGACCGGTACCGCCTCAAGCTCGCCGACACCGACGTGTGGGTCGGCGACATCGTCACGGCTACCAGCCTCAAGACCGATGCATCCGGCGACGGAACGTTCGAGACGACCTGGGCTGCGACGGACTACCAACTGTGGCCGGTCAACGCGGCCAGCGGCCCGGAGGCGCGGCCCTACTCCGAGGTCCGCGCGATTGCGGCGAGGCTGTTCCCGGTGCCGTATAGCAGGTCGCAGCGCGCGGACCGGGTGCAGATCGTCGGCACCTTCGGCTGGCCCACTGCTCCGCCATCAGCGGTGAAGGAAGCCTGCCTGATGCTGGCCTCTGAACTGTTCAAGCTTAAGGATGCTCCGTTCGGGATCGCCGGGATGAGCGAGTTCGGCGTCGTGCGGATCCGGGAGAATCCGAAGGTCGCTTCGTTGCTGATGCCGTATCAGCGGTTCTCGGTGCTGGTGGGCTGATGGCCACGGTGCAGGAGATCCGCGAGGGCATCGATGACCGGCTCGCGACCATCGCAGGACTGCGGCACAGCCCCAACGTGCCGGGAGTCGTGAACCCGCCGCACGCGTTCGTCAAGCGTCGGCAGACCACGTTCGGGGTGTCCATGGACGGCGAGGACGATGTGACGTTCGCGGTCACCGTCCTGGTGTCGTGGGCCGATCAGACGACCGCGCAGGAGGCCCTGGACGAGTATCTGGCGTCCACCGGCGCGAAGTCCATCAAGGCCGCCATCGATGCCGACCCGACGCTCGACGGAGTCGTCGATTTCGCGCACGCCACGGTTGTCGAGGACGAGCGGATCGTGGCGTACTACGGCACCGACTACCTGGCCGCCGACATTGTCGTCGAGGTGGGCTGATGCGCTGGGTCGTCTGCCACCCAGGTCCCGCGTTCAGCGTCCACGACGTCTACGCCGGCTGGGTCGAAGCCCTCGAAGAGCTCGGTCAGCAGGTGCAGATATTCAACCTCGAGGACCGGCTCACCTTCTACGACTCGGCCTACCTCAATGTTGCCGAGGGCCAGTTCCGCAAGGCGGTCCCCCAAGACAAGGCCGTCGAAATGGCCGTGTACGGGTTGTACGCCCCGCTGTACCGGTTCCGGCCGCACGTGCTGCTCATCGTCTCGGCGTTCCTGATCCCGACCGAGCTGATGGACATCGCCCGCAGCTACGGCACGAAGGTCGTCGTCATTCACACCGAAGCCCCGTATGAGGACACCCGCCAGCTCGACGTGGCCGCGCACGCCGATCTGAACCTGCTCAACGACCCAGTCAATATCGACCGGTACCGTGAGCTCGCTCCGACCGAGTACTTTGCCCACGCCTACCGTCCGAAGCTGCATCGTCCCGGCACCGTGGATAAGGATCTGGCGGCGGACCTGGCGTTCGTCGGTACTGGGTTCGAGTCGCGGATCGAGTTCTTTGAGGCCATGGACCTGGACGGGCTGGATGTGCTACTGGCCGGCAACTGGCAGCGGCTCACCGAGGACTCGCCGCTACGCAAGTACGTGGCCCATGACATCAAGGAATGTCTGGACAACGCCGACGGGGTGCGGATCTATCAATCGGCCAAGCTCGGGCTGAACCTGTACCGCCGCGAGGCTGAAGACGGCGACTCGCACGAAGGTTGGGCCATGGGGCCGCGTGAGGTCGAGATGGCCGCGATCGGCCTGCCGTTCCTGCGTGATCCACGCGGCGAGGGCGATGACGTGCTGCCGATGCTGCCGCGGTTCGGCTCGCCGGACGAGGCGTCCGAGCTCGCCCGCTGGTGGGTTAAACACGATGGACTTCGGGCCGAGGCCGCACGGCAGGCCCGGGAAGCGATCGCCGACCGGACGTTCGCGAACAACGCAGCGCGCCTGCTGCAACTGCTAGAGAAGGAGTGAACCGTGGCTCGCATTCACGGCCGCAACGGCAGGGTCTACCTCGCGCTCGCGTCTGGCGGCACCCCCGAACCGGTGGCCTACCTGAACAGCTGGACGATCGTATTCGCCACCGAGAAAGCCGACGTGACGGCGTTCGGCGACGCTAACAAGGCTTATGTCGCCGGGTTGCCCGACGCGTCGGGCGACTTCTCCGGGTTTTACGACAATGCCACCGTGCAGACCTACACAGCCGCGTTGGACGGACTGCCCCGCAAGTTCTACCTGTACCCGAACACCAACCTCAACACGCAGTACTTCTGGGGCGAGATCCTGCCCGACTTCAACGCCAGTGCGACGGTCACCGGCTCGGTGGACATCTCCGCGAGCTGGAACGCCTCTGGGCCTATCGTCAAGCAGGGCTGATGGCTATTGAGGTCCGGGTCGAGAACGCCGAGGACTTCATCGCTCTGTCTCGCGCATTGCGTAAGCACGGTGGTCCTGCGTTGAGGCGGGAGTTGACGACGGGGATCACGAAGGCCACCAAGCCGTTGAAGAAAGCGGCGAAGGACTCGGCCCGGTCGATCCTGCCGTCGCGCGGCGGCCTGGGCCGGCGGGTGGCGCGGACGTCGCTGCCGCACAAGCGGCGAACGACGGGCAGATCGGCGGGTATCCGCATCGAGGCCAAGTCGAACGCGGTGGCGGATCCGTTCCGCATCGACCGC